ATGTCCATATACCTGCCGTGGTCATGGCACGCCCATACCTGGATAAACTCGAAGTCCTCGTCCTCCTCCAGATCACCATCACTCAAGGTAAGCTCGGCAAATGTCTCCCCCACATACTCCTCGAGGATGTCGCCATACTGATAAAAAGAGCCGTCCTCATATTTCACAATGTGGCGGCTAGGCTTCACGGTATTAAACAGTCGACGAAAACAGAGTTTGCCTTTAGGCACATTATCAGTCAAGTCACCATTCTCGGTGTTCCAAAACTTCGTCGGCGTCACCTGTATAATAGTATTGTCCACCCTCGGTATCGTCCTTTCTTTCCTTATCTTCTTATCTAGTGAGTCACAAATCTTATCTATAGCCGAGCCATCCACCGTGCCAGTCGTCTGCTCATAAGCCTCGGTGACCAGGTTGACAAAGTCCTCTTTGTCAATCGGCTCGTAAATCGCCTGTAGCGGCTGGCCATTCTGTTGCGGCCGTATATAATACGTTTGGTCCGTGCCTCTTAATGCCAGTATATCATACCCATCAAGCGTGCGGCTTAAGACCTCGTGGTTCACCTTCTTCACGTTAGAGAGAGAAACCTTCAATTCTGCACCATTGTTGCCAGTTATATACGCCTCAGTAGCGCTAGATATGTTCTGTATAAAATCTTTAGGGATACTGGGGTCTGACCTTAAGAAATTCATCATAGTTATGATGGTGGGGCTATCCTGTGGGTCAAATGGGGCTACCTCCTTGCCTGCCATTTTCTACCCCTCCAACTCTTTCCTAATACAGAGTACATCTTCCAGTATCACAACGGCAACCTCTTCAAGACCATGTGCGTCTTCTACGTTTATCAAGGTCTTGCACCACTTGAACACACCTGGCTTAGGATGGTAGGTAAACTCGATGATAGCCACCCCGTCTGTGACGCCTAATATATTGATGTTGCTTTTAGCAAGTTTTGCTTGCCATGAAAGACATTCGTCCATGTAATCTCCTTTTCTTTTAATGTGATGTTTTCATTGTAGCACGGGCCATGGAATCCATGTCAACCCTTTTATCGTTGTAAAATTTACATCAATAAAAGTTTTCCACAAGTAGTTTATTTAACGGCGCTAATTCTGGCCTCAGCTATCTTACAATACTCAACTTCCTTCTCTATGCCAATAAACGTATAATCAGCATTACGCTCTTTGTTTTCATACATAACTGCCTTGCCAGTGCTACCACTGCCCATAAACGGATCTAATATAGTAGCACCTTTAGGGGCAACTAATCTAATTAGATATTGCATAAGAGATGTTGGCTTTACAGTTGGGTGTGTATTCTTCCTCAAATTGCCGCTTCTATTTTGTGGCATATTTGCACTTGCCAATTCTGGGTTTCTATCACACATTGTATTTTTTTCTTCAAACTCATCTAACCCTTCATCACGGTCCTTTTTACTTGCTTTCGCACAATAGAAATATCTAGCAGCGCTGCCATCATCATTGTAGGGCTTGAAGTCTCCTCTTTTGAAATTAGTCGCAGTATCACCAAATCCGTAGTCGTCTTTCTTAAACCCTTTGCCGCTACCGCCTTTACTATTAGGGAATCCGCCGCACACCTCATCATAATCAGATTCGTCATATGTAAGTATCACATTGGCAGGGAAGCGACCACTCACTTCTTTGTTGTATTTGCGCGGAGTTCCTACCCTACACTCGTCTATGTTCAACCCACCAACGCCATTCTCCAGCACATTATTCACCAAGCTACCACTAAATGGTTTGCGGGCCACGATAATAGGCTCATAGGCCGGCTTCAGACAAGTCCCCCAACCAGCCCACTGCTTCGCTGCATCTAGTTGCGGGGTATACTCCTTGCGAGTAAATTCCTTCTTCTCCCCCATAGCTCCATTATTAGTCTGCACAACTTTGTATTCCTTGCCGTCTCCATCCTGCTCAATCTGTCTTTTGGCCACAGTATTTGCCTTCCCATACTTGGCCTTCGCCTCAATACCTTTAGATATATTCATACTCTTTGGGAACCCTGAGCCATAAAGCCACATAATACAATCACGAATCTCAAACCCAGCATCCTCAATAGCACACGCTATTCTGTGGTAGGTTCTAGTGCCACCAAAGGCCAAGAGGTATCCGCCTGGCTTTAGGACGCGCAGACATTTCTCCCAAGTAGATTTGGAGAAAGACACGCCAGCGTTGTCCCACCCCTTACCCATAAAGTTGAGCTCATATGGTGGGTCGGTTACAATAGCATCTATACTGTTCTCCTCCAGCTTATCTAATTCCTCTAAACAGTCTCCATTTATAATCATAACCCTAGTATATCATAGTGGCTAGGGTGTGTGTCAACAATGGAGTTTTCCACAAGTTTTCCACATAGTTTTCCACAACTTAAAAATCACTTAAGTACAAATTAAGTAAATTAAGTACTTTTTCGTGAATATACAATATACAGGGTGGTGTGTCAAAAAAATGTAACAGAGGTGAGTGATGGGTGTTGTAAAAATTACTAGAGGTGGGGTTACTCTTGACAATATATTCGTCGATTTTTGTCAAATTCACGTGAAAAAACTTGACAAAATGGGTGAAATATTAGATAGTGCTACGACACAATAATGGAGGTATGTCAAATCACTAACAGGGGTGGGTATGGGTTGGAACTTAAAAAGTACTTAAAAATACTTAATTTCCATTTTTAACAGGGGTAGTACTTAAAAAAAATCGGGTCTACTTAATTTGCATTTTTGAAAAATTAAGGAGCAAACACTATTATGCCATGAAAAAGAGTCGGTGTAAATACCAATCTAAGCTTAGTATTTGTTTTTATATTCGTTCGGTGTAGTTCAGTGTAGTACACCCCAAATAACCCCTAGCTGACGCTAGGGCTAATATATACATACATGGGGGTCTGTCCGGTGGCTGATTTAGCTTGCGCCTGTAAAATCGGCGCGCTTTTTTGCTTTTTTTCTTTTTTTATATTATTAAATACTTAATATTTTATACTTTTCTATATTTATATATATTTTCGCTTTTTCGCCTTTTTTTTGGCGATGATCACGCCAAATTTAAGTCTTTTTGCAAGTTTTTGGGAGTTTTCCACAACTTGCATTTATGTTTTTATTATACCACGCCGCGCCCATAAAATAAAAAAAAATATATATAATATATACACTTTTTCGCCGGCGATCGCGCCCCCTTTTTCGCCCCATTTTCGCCGGTGATCGTAACCCATGTTGTAAAAAATACAACATTTCTACCCCTGTAAAATACCATTTTACACACTTTTTTTGATAAAAAGTCTTGATTTATTATCCCCGCCGTGCTATAATAGGGGCATAAACAAAAAGACGAAAGCGAAAGCGAAAGTTTAAGAATTAAAACATCGCCGCTAAGTCTTAGAGTTTATCATACAATTATTACAGGTTATAGCAGGGGTAGAAAGTAAAGCTACAGGGGGCGCCGTTATAACTAGACGCGGAAGCTGGCGCAATCGGGGCGGGATTGTAGGTTAGCCAAGGGCGATGGTAAAGATAGTACCGCCGCGCAAGGGTTTTGATACCTAAAACCCCGCAATTTTACAATTCATCACACCATGCAAGGGGGCTTGCATGAGTAGTGTGAAGGGTGAAGACGGAAGAAACGGCGACACCCCTAGACAAACAACCCTACACCAGAGGTAGTGCTAGTGGAGCCTATCTTGGCGGATGATACCACGCAAGAGGATGCGTAATCTCTATCAAGCAAGATAACTGGGTCTTGAACTGGTAGAGTGAGTTCCGGGGTGTATAGGGCGTAGTACTGAATATGACGGAACGGATGACGGAACGGATGACTGTAAGCGGACTGACCGCAAAAAACTGAATCATAAGCTAGCGCTGGCGGCGATCGCCAGTGCTAGTTATGCCACGGCAAGCCCCCTAAAGGTGCAAGCTGTGAATCATAAACTATAACATCGTGGCACGTGGCACGTAAAAACACGGAGAAAGGCAAAAATGCAAGCTATAACATGGCAACTACACGAAAACCCACTCACAACGGATTACGTGGAAATTGCGCCCAACGGCTACCAATTCAAAAGTGGTGTAAAATACATTTTACATTATTTTACATACGCTAACGAGTGGGGCGATAGGGAAAACATTAAGCGCTTTAAGAAACTTGAGACGCTTGAAAAATTCTATAATAAACTAAACAGGGGCGACCTATACAACGATTACAGTATAGATTGTGCCGAATTATAGGGGAGAAATAAGACATGACGGTTATGATACAAGGGGCGGACATTGCCCGCATACAAGAAGAATACTATCTAAAAACAGGGGAGGAGCTATCGTTCAAGGACGCGGTGGCTATCTATAAGAAAGGATCGGAAAATGAGTAACGAAGAATTGCAAGAAGCAAAACAACTTTTGGCAAAGCTAAAGAGCGACAAGTGGTGGGAAGACGACGCCACCGAGAGGGCGCTAGATATAATCTATGCATACCAAGAGGACGGGGAGTTTATCACCGAGGACGAGCTGGACGAGCTAACGAAGCACGAGGCGGAGAGTGGCGCAACTAGGGTGATGTTCTTTTTGGCACACTGTGAACCGAGCGCGCCTTTTGGTTATCGCTTGAACGGCTACGCAAACGCCGAGAACGCCACGAAAGACGACATAGTTCTAAAACTAGAAGACATTATCGAAGCTAACGAGGAGTAAACAAGATGACAGACGCAAACACTAGAATAAAAAACCGCATACATGCAACGCATGACCTAAACACGCTATGGCAAAAGCTAAGGAGTGAGGGGTGGCAGGTATGGGAAGAAGAAGACTATGCAGACAACGAGCAGGCACCGTGGCACCTCTATTGTATAGATAAGGGCAACGCCACGAGCGGGGCAAGTGTCGAGGTACTATTCAGAGATAAGACGGAGCAAGAGCTAGCGGAAGACAAGGAGCTAGGCTTGACACCATTCAAGCAAGAGATAGAGTGGGTAAGATATTAAACCATATAACAACTAAAGACAAGGAGATTAAAAAATGGCACACGTAAAAATTAAAGGGGTGATATATTACAAGGTAAAGAAGAACCACCCCGACTTAAAGTATATACCAGAGGACGAGAGAGATAAAACACATGAGTTTTGCGACATATACAATATCGACACCGACCAATTTTGGGGGCGCGACCATATCGAAAGCTATATCAAGCATGACTTGAAACTTGTAGCGGGTGGTGGCTATGACACCGACACCATAAAGAACACTAAAATTGTATTAACATGGGGGGTAGCATGACAACTAAGGACGATTACATCATCAGAGTGCGCCACAAGAACGGCATGCGGTGGACGGTAAAGAGTGTGAAACTGGGGCATTTTAAGAACATAAACGGCACGCAAGGCGCACCTAGTTATATCATGACATCTTTTGATGGGAGCGTGAGATATTACCCACGCACGGACATTACGGACATAATACCAACTAAGAAAGGAGACTAAAAAATGAGTGATAATATAATCTATAACAGTTATAACAACACGCACATAGGCTATCAAAAAGACCTAGTGGCGCATATCAAAACCTGTCTTGACGACTACAAAAAGCAAGACGACTGGGAGCAGGTGAAAGACATGGCGGACTTATTGCTAGACTTTAACGCATGGGCGGACAATGAGAACTTGCTTGTGCTATCGGACAATAACGGCATGGGCTATACAATAAAAGAATATGAGAAAGGAGACTAAAAAATGAATGACAAGTGTTTAAGAGAGTTGGCATATTGGTTGAACAATAACATAGACTGGACTGTTGATATGCCAAAGATATTTACAGGGGTGGAGCAAGATAAATTAGAAAAGTTTTTGAAAGGAGAACAATAAAATGAAACTATACTATCACAAAACAGACGGGGGCGCAGAGTATTATTGTACCGAGCATATTGACGGGAGCGACGAGGGAGACATGAGGACGGCGGTATTAAGGACAGACGGCAGCGAGCTTGAACTAAATACTTATAAGCTAGCACAGTTAGGGCTAGACGTGGTTATTAAGAGTTAGGGGTAGTCATGAATCCAAGAGAGATAAAACGCAGAGCAAATACTATACGCAAGAGCCTAACAGGTGAGGCGTACTATGACCGCAAGTATAAAGACTTGAGGGTGGCGGATCTTCTAATCGTCTTAGAGGACGATAACTATCACTCTGAAGAGGTAGTGCTTGAGGCACTAGCAACGCTTGACTATTATAAAATTATTGAGGCGTGTGAGCTTGAGGTGGAGCAAAACATCATAGCAGGACGCTTGACTTATGGACTAAGCGAACGCCGAGCAAAACTAATGAAAACTATAAACAAAGGAGAATAATAATGAAAGTATATAGAGCAACCATAACAGACAAGTGCGCCAACCCTAGTGGGGAAGAGCCAGCAAGCTATGAAAGTTATGTAGCAGTGTGCGAGCCAACGAGCAGAGCCGAAGAACTATTAAATGAGAAAGGCTTTACCGACGAGGACATACACTACTACTTTACCGAGGACGAGTTCAAGCCTGTGGACGGCAAGATAAAGACAGAAGAGTTTGATTATCTAATCGGAGAGAGAGTGGCGTAGAAACCTTGACTTATTATGACAAGTGTGATAGACTAAAGACATAACAACTATAACAAAGGAGATACTATGAGAGATAGAATCATACAATTACAAGAAAGCGCCGAAGAGCTAGGGTTTGGTACGATACAGCAAGCCCTAGACGCAGGCTATCACGAGGTGCAAGACCTAGTGAACAACACATTCAAGTTAGAAAAGGTGGAAGACCTAACGAATAAAGCATACCGGGAGGCGCATGAGGCGTGGGAGAAAGAAAAGAATATCGTGTTGGGAGACCTTATGAACTTATTGGTACACCAAGTCTATGACCACGACATTATAGAGAGGGCATATAAGTTTATCAAGGAGGAGTGCCATGAGTAAGCAAGACAAACTAGATAAAGCACTGAAGAACTGGGACTTTTACGAACTAGCAAAACTAACTATGGAGCAAGATGACGATGGGGTACAAGTATAAGAGAGAAGCGGTCGCTTGTATCGTGACGGTTATACTGGGTTGGTTTTGGGTAGGTATAATCCTTGAGCCACTGGCATTGTGGCGTGGGATATATGTAGCAAGCCACACCGAGGACAAGGTGACCATGGGGGTGGCAACCGTGGCGGCTATAATGGCAGGCGTTACGCTTAGTATCCTAGTGGGTACGATAATCATGGCAATACTAATGGGGAAATAAGAAGGAGGAATATGAAAATTAAAGTTAAATATACCAAGAGCAAACAAACCCTAGAGAGGTTTGGGAATACGTTTTTAACTAAGGAGGCTATTGCCTTAATAAGGAGCTTATGATGGAACAGAAGTTCAAGGATTTAGGTCTTTTTGTAGTGTGGAGCGAGGCAAAAGACAGACAACCAATCGACTTCTCTATCGCAGATGAGGACGATAACATAGCGTGGGTGTGGGGGGCAAACCCGAATGACGTGGACTGGGAGTGTAATCACCCTTACGAGTTTATCGAGTTTGGTGACGACCGAGAAGAACAAGGCGAGTGCCTACTCTGTGGGTCTTATTGCGACTGGCACGGAGTAGAAGACGACCAAGGGAACGAAGTGCCCGAGCCACATGAGTGGTATCCGAGGCGAGACGTGGGCGGACTAATCGGAGAATACTTAAAAGAATTAGAGAAAGGAAAATAAAATGTTGGTGACGATATTAATAGCAACAATCATCCATATGAATATGGGATATGAGTTAGGCGAAGCTATTGCGAGGGGCATAGGCTCGGCGGCTATTATTGCTGGCATATCGATAGCGATATATTTATTAGGGGTGGCAATAGTCTATGTAATTGGATGTCTAGGAAAGAAATATTAAGATGGGCTCTTTGTATGACTTCCAACGCAAGTCGGTGGAACAGTTATTGTCAGGCAAACATATCCTAGTTGCTGGGTGTGGGTCGGGGAAGAACCCAATGAGCATGGTGTGGGCTGCGAAAAAATGCGAGGAGACTGGCAAGGATAAGATTGTAGTGGTGACGACGGCGTCGAAGGCGAAGTTGACTGACCACTGGGACGACCTCTGTGACTTCTGCCCCTCTTTCTCTAAATCACTATCATCTTTCTCTCTCCTCTCCTGGCACAAGCTCCGAGCGTGGGTGCAGGCAAACTGGGGCAGTTTGGAAGAATACGTGTTTGTATTCGACGAGTTACAAAAGGCTAAGGCTGGCGTAAGTTCGGGAATGGGCAAAGCATTCCTTAAAATAACAAACAAGACCTCAGACTGGGCTGGCTTTACTGGCACGCCTGGCGACACATGGCTGACCTTCTACCCGTACTTCCAAGCGTGTGGGCTGGTTAGAAACAAGACGAGCTTTCTAAATGAGTATGCCAATGTCCAGACCTACAAAGGATACCCCGAGATAGTCGGTTGGAGAAACGAAGAGAGGCTACGAGATATGTGGGCGACGATCAGTTACGCCCCGGACACTAGCAAGGTGATGGCAGAGTTGCCAGAGCAGACGCACGAGGTGGTGGAGTTCAAGAAGACTACGGCATACAACAACGTCCTCAAGACCCGTATGAACGAGAAGGGTGAGTTCCTCGACACGGCTGGGGCTATGTGTGCAGAGTTACGCCGACAGTGCTTCACCAAGGACAAGCAAGAGTGGGTGAGAGACTTCGTGGACGGCTTGGAGTCGGGCTGTGTATTCTTCTATAACTTTATCAAGACTGGAGACATACTAGAGGAGATTATCCAAAAGGCGTTACCGAAGGGGGCGAAGGTATGGAGAATTGATGGGAAACACCACGACATCCCCACGGCAGAGACTATGGGTCCGAGAGACATGGTACTATGCCAGTGGCAATCAGGCAGCGAAGCGCTGAATCTACAATATCTGCACTACTGGTGTAGCGTTGAGGCGTGCTATTCGTATAGCACAAGCATACAAGCACGAGGCAGGATACGAAGAATCGGGCAGAAGATGCCACAATTTTACTACTATCTAAAGACCACCAAGACCATTGAGGATGACATCTACGAATGTCTGAAAACGAAGTCAGATTTCGCAGAATCGTCCTGGTGCATAGAAAACAATATAACGGAGGAGGTATGAGCACAACACCCGAAAAGAGAAAGGCGTACTACAGAGAGTGGTACCAGAAGAATAAGAAAAGACTAACAAAAGAAAGGAGGGAATACCAAAAAGAATACATCTCTAGATGGAGAGAGAGAAATAGGGAGAAGTACAACGCTTACCATAGAGAATGGAGAGCGAGACAAAAAGCCAAGAAAGAGTTAAACTTATTAAATAAAGGAGATTCAAATGAGTGATAAAGAGAAAACCTTAATAGCGTTTCTAGTAATAGCGATTGCTGGAGTGATAGCACTAATCGGCACGATAATAGTCAAGGAAGAGGACATTCAGAGATATAAAGCGATAGTAGAGGTGTCATGTGATAGGACTTACAACGCAGCACAATGCAACGCTGGGATAAAGACACTGATGCACATGAGCCCTGAAGAAATAAAGAATTATAAAGGGTTATGAGAGGAGGTGAAATGAGGCTCAAAAATAGACGGACTGGCGAGGTAAAAGAAGTAATAGTTGGTGGCTATCCAGTATCAGGCAAGACTAAAATGTGGGAGTGTTCAGAAGTGGACACCAACGAAGAAACTGGTTATAAAAGTCTCGGTACATACACTTCCCTCGCTGAACTGAACGCAGAGTGGGAAGATTACGAAGAACCGAAAGAGTATTGGTACTTGAGTGGTAGAGGTGAGGTTAGGTGTATAGAAGATGATGGTGTAAAGTTTGACAAAGACCACAAGGAAATTGGTAACTACTTTGAAACCAAAGAAGAAGCCGAGCAAGCTGTAGAAAAGCTCAAGGCTTGGAAGCGGCTGAAAGATAAAGGGTTTAAGTTCATAGATAATAAAATAATCGGTGAGTATGGTAATGTGTCCTACAGATTAACTTATCCAGCAACTACTATCGAAGAACAAGACCTAGATTTGCTTTTCGGAGGTGAAGAATGAGTAACTATGAGTCATATACCAGAGGCCAATTAATCCAAAAAATTGAATTTCTGAAAAGTGAGAATAATTTTTTGAAAGAGTACATAAGGGGTACTAAAGAATTCAAAGAATTTAATAGATGGATTGAAAATGAATTCGGAGGTGAAGAATGCAACTAAAAGTCCGTAGTTCGGTAGATACCCAGAAAAATTACGGGGCCGGGTGGGGGACAGAATCTATTACGGAATACGTTTGCCCCTGCGGTGAGAGCACGGTCAGGGAAGAAATAGACCAAGTCCCGGGGTTTAGAGATAGAGACCTCTGGTGCTACTGCCCGAAATGCCGGGACAAATACAACTTCGACTTTGGTGGCATAGCGAGGGAGAGGACCGTGGACAGAAAAGTCGAAGTATGATACAATAACTACGAGGCGAATGTCCCACCGCATCCTGCCTCAACCATAACAAATTTACAAACTAAAGAAAGGAAGTATCGCTTATGCAAGTGATTACTAAAGCTACACCATCATCACCTAAGGTGATGATATACGGTACTAGCGGAGTTGGGAAAAGTACACTAGCGAGCCAATTCCCTTCCCCTCTGTTCTTAGACCTAGAGGGAGGGCTGAACTACATGGATGTCGCTAGGACCCCATTACTTGATAGTGCCGACAAATTTTATGCGGCTATATTGTCGCTACTAAAAGAACAGCCGAAGGAATACAAGACTATAGTTATTGACTCCCTAGACTGGATGGTCAGAAAAATATCAGAGAAGATCGCCGGTGTTGGCTATGATAAAGAAGGGAACAAAACGGCCTCTTTGCAAGAGCTGGACAACACCCTCAGCAATAACTTGATGGACGCTAACGGCGGGTACGGCAAGGCCAAGGAGGCCCTCGAGAACCACATCCGTTCGAAACTCATCCCGTTGCTGGCCAAGCTAAACCAATTAGGCTACGGCATTGTGCTCATCGCCCATGCCTACACCACCACCATCCTAGATGATGATGGGACTGGGATGGAGAAAGTCTTACCGAAGATTGACCCACCAACGATTGGCAAGAAACCGATAGCGGAGCCAGCATTCGTAGAATGGGTGGACAACCTATTCTTCCTAAAGAGGGTCGGCAGCGACCGCATTATTCAAGTTGAAGCAGATAGTTATGCCAAGGCCAAGAACCGATTAGGCTTGTCGGGCGAGTACAACTTAGCCGAGCATGACATTTGTGAACTATTAAGATTAAAGAAAGGAGATAAATAACAATGGCAACTAATTGGGAGGAACTAGATAAAGAAATGGGTGGCAACTTCAAAAACTATGCCACGGATGGCAAGTATAATGTGAAGTGTAATGGCGTTGAGATTAAAGAGGTTGGGTCGAATGGCTCGGTCATTATGAAGTTCGGGTTCGAGGAAGCTGATGATGTTCGGTACCCGACTGCCGACCACTGGCTATCGTTTAAGAATGAAAACTTCAGAAAGTATCACAGCCGAAACCTTATGATGGTGCTTGGTGCCGCTAAGGACGCAGCACAGAAGGCAGTCGATATGTGCGAAAGCAAGTCTGGTAAAGACGCAATCGTCAAAGCATACGACCAGACCTTCAGTAAGCTCACGTCAAAGAAACCAGCTGTAGAAATCGAGGTTTATACCGAGAACGGGTACGCTCGTGCAGAGTTTACTGACCGCTCGGTGGCCATGCCTCATGGTGAGGAGCCACAGAAGAGCTCGACAGAAGCCCCAGCAGAGGAGAACCCGTTAGAGGGTGCAGAGGAAATCGACTTGGGAGACTCTTTCCCATTCTGATGAAACACATCCACAAGGATTTTAGAAAGGGCAAACGAATCTTAGTCATATTGCGGAGCGGGGAACAAATTGTTGACAAGTTTATATCTAATGATTCGCTAGGAATAACACTAGATGCATATGGACACATCAAGAATAAAGATATCCGTGCAATAACAATATGGAAGGGTGGGGACAATGCACGGGTTAGCCCTACTAATGTTATATCCTGATATAACAAAATAACAACTTTAACAGAGATAGGCCGTGACAAATTGCTACGGCCTATTTAACAAAGGAGATGAAATGATTAAAGATATATTTATTGGAGCTGGCGTTTTAGTGCTGTTCTCTGTGATAGCAGTGCTATGCGTCGGTTTAGTATTAGCCATTATTAACCAATACGGAGAATTTGAATACACAACTAGCTCTGGTGAAACTGGGACTGCCAGCTTTTGTACAGTATCTTATGGGCAATCTAGATGCCGGACCGATGATGGCACAACTATAATGGTAGAAAGGTATACAAAAAAATGAGTGATTTAGAAAAGTTCAGAAAGTTCTTCGCCGAATATGGGATAACTTTCATCGGCGACCAAAACGATGGACACTTTTGTATGAGTGGGGAAAAGGTAGACATCGATGTACGAGAGGGTTCGGGATGGCATTTTGATAAAGAGGGCAATTTCATAAAAGTAGTGGAAGGGATGTGATAATGAATGAGCAAGATAGATTCAAGGAGATAGCAAAAGTGGCGGCTGATGCCACTACGACGGTACTCAACATAACTAAGAAACTGGCAGACCATAATATAGTTATGAACGAGCTGTCAGACTTAGCTTATCAACTTGGTTATATTGAGGGGCTAAGCTATGTCCCGGAGGAGGAAGAGAATGAGTAGAGTCTTGAAGTTCAGGGCGTGGGATAAAAAGAAAAATCGTTGGGCGAGAGAATGGGATAGAGATTTAGAAGACCAAGAAGACCAGGTCTACGAGAAGGAATACAGTGAGGACTCTTATTGGTTAGATGGCGATGTTGCTAGCGACCTTGACTTAGTGAATGGTCGGTTAAGCCTAGACCGCTATATCTGGGAACAATATACCGAAAGCACGGATAAAAACGGTAAAGACATCTACGAAGGAGACATTTTGGACACACCGGGTGGGAGATGTTTATGTGTCTGGGATGGTGGCTGGGCGTATCAGTTCAAGGTGCATAGAACTGATTGGTCCGACATCTTTAAGGAGTTCCATAAGAACAGCGAGGTCATAGGGAATATACACGAGAATAAGGAGCTGTGGGGTGAGTCTGACTAAAGAGGCAATAGATAAGTACGACGTAGAGTTCGTGACCAAGTGGAGCCCACCCGAGGATGGGGACTTGAGGGCGTTAATTGCTATGCCGAATATCCCCAAGCCTTGTCACGGGTTGGCCCCTCGTACACTGCTCGGGGCTCAGACCTGGAACCACATGAGAAGAAGAGCGTATGCTATGGCCAACGATACTTGCGAGATATGTGGGGAGAAACCAGAGAACTTGAGACGCAGGCACGGGCATGAGGTGTACGAGATAGACTACGAGAAGGGCACGGTGAAATTCGTGCGTGTCTTCTGTATCTGTAGCTTGTGTCATTTGGGTGGGATACACACGGGCAGAGCCATCACCCTCTTTAAGCAAGGGAACCCACTCTACCCGAAAGAGTTCCTACTAGAGGGGGCAGAGCATGCCTTCCAAATCATAACAGAGTATAACAAGGACCACCCCGACGCTCCCATTAGGGCTTATAGGACCTACCTAGACTATCTGAAACAGGACGACCTGAGAGAGGACATGGAGAGGCTGATAGAGAAATACGACATGAAGTTCTACGCAGCCGACCCAGAGAAGATTGCCGATTGGAAGGATTGGGAACTCATTATCGGGAGAAACCATTACCCTACACCATACGAAGATGAGAAGGCATGGAAAGAAGCCATGAAGAAGCAGGGGGAAAAGGACACTGATCGTATTCTTCAAAAGAGAATGGACGAGATATTCTCTGGAGAACTATATGATGAACTAAATAAAATATTACAAGGAGGTACAAATGAATCAACAACAAGTAACGATAGAGGAAGTGTCGACTCTTTATAATATCGACAACACATATCATTCGGACTTGATGGCGAGCAACTACGTGGTCAAGGCCTTTGGTACGGTCGAGGCAGACAATAGAATCACTCTTACCCCTGGAGTGGGGATGAGTTCGTCATTTACATTCTGCCACAGCGACCCAGACAGAGTTATCGCTATCGCCAACATGCTTTTAAGTTTTGCACAGATGGCGAAAAACGAAAGCAGAAAAGGTGTTGACGTGAGCACTAACGCATGATAGCATAAGAGTATAATATAACAACTAAGCAAAGGAGGATTAACACTATTTCGGGCACGAAAATTGGCGGTGCGAAAGCCGCAAAGATGAATAAACAATTATATGGAGACGACTTCTATCGGAAGATTGGCTCCCGAGGGGGACAGCAGAAGCCTTGCAAGCCACGGGGATTCGCCGCAAACCCAGCACTAGCAAGAGTCGCTGGGGCTAAGGGCGGGAGGTTGAGCTCTCGCAAAGGTGTAGCCAATGGGCAAGGGAAAGTAAAAGAATATTATTGGAAGGACCAAGATGAGAAGTTTGCTACACAGGAAAACTAGACACTCCAGGAGTAGGGTAGAGGAAAAGTTCCAAACCATCGTGGACCTCATCAAGGACCTAGACAAGAAAGAATTTAATCGGCTGAAGGAAGGTATCGACCTAGCCTGGCAAGCGTATAACAAAGTCAGCCAAGCTAAGACGGCCACCGAGAAGGAGCTCGAGGATATCGAAGGGACAGAAAGAATTCTTGAGGAGGAGGATGGAAGAGAATAAAGATTTGCATGAGGTCTCTTTGGAGTGGGGGTGCATAGCTAACCTAATAGATAGAATCGCAAACATTGAAGAAGAGATGGACGACCATTGGGACGAGCTTCTCGATATGATTGCAGATATAGTAGACAAAGAAGGGCAAGAGAAAGACCCAACAAAGATTTTCTTTGACATATATAGTTTCTTCTTTAGGCTCTACCATAGATTGCGCAACAACCCAACTAAGAGAGATTTCAACAAGATAACATCCTTTGAGTCTAATGGAAAGAGATTCTTTAGGATAAGTAACTATGACTATAACACATTCAAGTGGGCAAGGGGAGCAGGCTTTGCCGACACGATTAGCAATGATTGCATCGACATGCCGGAAGATAAATTAACAACTAATCAAAAGCGCGCATTCGAGCGCCGGATAGGAGATTAAAATGATTCGTAAACAAGAACTAATAGATGCTATTGGCGATGTGAGTAGGGATGTCTTCAGCCTCTCTATCAGGGTAAGCACCCTAGAGAAAGAGCTGAAGGCAATCAAAAAGCGAACTCCTAGCAAAGAGGAAGATGAGCTAGAGAAGGCTCTAGCAAAGGTCAAACTGCCAAAGCGGCGTGGCCGTCCAGTCGGCTCTGGGAAGAAAGCCAAGAAGTAATTAGCGGGGTGCCCCTAAAAGGGGTGGTAAGGTTTCGTCTGTTCTCCATCCCTCCCCTCGCAGGTGTATGGGCTTATGCACACAGCCATGATGTGCCCTTTCCGCACTAAGCCCATGTTGCTAAGTGAGCCAAAGCGGCAGTAACACTCCACTTACTAAATCTGCAAAGCTCCAGCCCCGGATTTTCTCCATAAATAGCCCTTGCGTTGAGACGAGGGCTATTTTTATTCTGCGATACTTTTTGCAAGTATAATAGAGACATGAACGAGAATTATAATACTCCAAACAGTGGTTGCTGCGGCAGGCCGATGCACTACGACGCAACCCCGAAATGCAACTACAATAGTTGCTGTATGAATGAATATGCGTACAAGCAGAAGGCTTGCATCAGAAACAAGCAGCCAGACTGCGAAGCCCAAGCCGTAATACCTTCTATTACAGTAGAGACGGTAGACGGCATCACCAACCTTGCTAACTGTTTTGTCCATGTGTCTAGCACAAACACTACCTACTACGTAGATGACAAGCATCGAGTCATGATTACTTGGGCTGGCCCAGTAGAGATAGATGGGTATGATGTGAGTAACAATCCACTTAACCTGAGAAGCCAGACTTTATATGGCGACATAAACGGGGCCTACTCAGAAATATATTTCGACAAGGATGGCGACCCCCATTTTATGAGAGAGGAGCTCAACTAATGAGTTGCAATGAATGTGGCGAAAAACCAAAGAAGGCCTGTGGGGCTTTTCCAAAGGCAGTAATAGAGATTGATAACCCAGAAAAAATTGTTCTGCTTCGTAAGGTGCTTGTCCCAGCGTCAATGGGGGATGAATCTACCTTCCCGCCGACAATCGGCAAGTATCATAATGTGCTGTTAGAATACGAAGCATCTGGTGGTATCTATCTATATTCTTCGGATGGAATTCCCACGAAACTATCTTCCGATGTTACAGAATTGCAAGCCCAACTTAATGCTTTAAGAGTTAGGGTCGGAGAAGAGGAAGTTGCAAGAGCCGACGCCGACACTGCGTTGTCTAACCGAATTACATCACTAGACAACTCCTTAGCTACGGTAGCCAAAACTGGTTCCTATAACGATTTGTCTAACAAGCCGACCATCGGGAATGGCACTCTCACTATAAAGAAGAATGGTAGCAATATCGGGACATTCACGGCTAATGCTACTACGAATAAGGCGATAGATATCTCTGTCCCCACGAAAACTTCCGATCTGACCAATGATGGCTCAGACGGGACATCGGCCTACGTGGAAGCGGACGAATTGTCCACTGTAGCCACCACCGGGAGCTATAACGACTTAACCAATAAGCCGACCATTCCGACCGTGAACAATGCGATTCTAACGATTCAGAAGAACGGCACAAATGTCCAGACGTTTACTGCTAACTCAAGCACGAACAAGACCGCTAATATCACGGTGCCGACTGCAGTATCGGAGCTTACCAATGACGCTGGGTATGCTACAACCACGCAGCTAAACACTGGCCTTGCCACTAAGCAGAACACGCTGACTGCTGGGGACAACATCCAGATAAATGGAAATACCATTTCGGCTACAGACACGACTTACACTGCTGGCAACGCTATAGATATCACTAACGGAGAAATCTCTGCAGATATCCACCCAGCCGACTTCTTCACGGCAGAGGGCGTCGTATCAGACTGTGGGAGTGGCTTGAGTCTAGACGGCACAATGGCTTCAACACTAGAATCTGTCGAGCTAAAAGGCGATACTTTCCAGCAGGCGTATAGCGGGAAGAATTTATGGCAAATACGGAAAGAAAACCAAACAGTGGGGCAAGTTACTTATACCCATAATCAAGACGGGACATTTAGTTTGTCAGGCGACCCGACTGGAGGAGGGACTGTAAAGGTCATTGTCCCGTTAGCTTCTAGTGGTATTACCCCAGGGCAGACATATACGATATGGACAGATCACGGAATTGGCTGGGGTGAGAACCAAGTAATGTATTACATCCAGAGCTGTAAGGCCGATGGGACCTGGGTTGCCAACATTGCTACCTTTACCAGTGGGGCCAGGACACAAACTGTTGCCAGCACAGATGAGCAATATATAATGTTTGTTCTTTCCTGGAGCGCAAACGGGAACTACACAAACTTCAATAATGTTAAGACTCAGTTAGTCGCAGGGTCTACTGCTGATTCTGATTTTGAACCCTACACTGGCGGTATTCCTGCACCGAACCCCGGCTATCCGCAAGATATACAAGTTGTTACTGGTGAGCAGACGGTAGAGGTAACTGGGAAGAACTTGTTCCCTACGGTTTCGCAAACTTCTTCCTCAACTGGGATAACTATCGCACGCAATAGCGATGGCACTTACGATATTTCTGGGACTGCAGCTTCAGAGTTTAATGCGATATCCTGGGTAGAAGACTTGTCGGCATTTGCGAACGGCCAGGCATATACCCTTAGCGTTTCCAAACAAGTTGGTGACCTACTTGTACTAGTGGATATGTACAACGGCAGTACTTGGCTAAGGTCATTCCCCCGCCCCAGTGGAACGACCTTGAGCCAAACAGCAGCCCTCGACTTGACTAATGCCACTAAGATAAAGTTCTCCCTTCGGGTGCAGAGTGGGAAGACGGTCGACCTAACAAATCTCGCTGTTCAATTTGAGAAGGGGGCCGCCACTGATTACGAGCCTTACCATCTCCAATCCTATACTGTCGATTTAGGCCAGATAGAACTCTGCAAGATTGGTGACTACCAAGACTATATCTACAAGAGTGGTGATGATTGGTATCTACACAAAGAGATTGAGGCTTTCGATTTGTCCACGGGAACCTATGTTGCCACCACAAGCTCAATAAGAGGTCTCACTAATGCACCGAATATCAAGTATGTGCCGAATAATCAGACTATCGGCTCAGCAGTAACCAGTGGGTATAGGATAAGACAAGGACAAGGCCTAGGCACGGCTGGTGCCGGCTGGTTTGCGGTGGACACGAATAGAGTCAACTTTAACACGGGTGGCTCGACCGACCCTGTTGGGATGCTCTACTACGCCCGTGAAACTGCTGCCAATATACAAATCGAAAATCCGGGTCTAGTTGCCCAACTCAGCGCTTTAGCCGAAGCAAAGAGCTACAATGACCAGACCAACATCATTGTTTCTACTGCAGGAGATAATCTGCCGGCGACACTCTGTGTAGAGGCACATCGAAAGAGTCTTAGTGGGGTCATTGAAGCTATAGATAGTGCATGCACATGCCGCAAGAACCTAGTAGTGTACCTCCCGAAGGGTATGACCACGTATACCAATAACGACGTTCCAATTCCGATTCCAGAGGTTCTGGAGGCCTTCGGGAGAGGCCAGTCGGTGTTCCTAGTAGACGATGGAATGCCCGAGAATGTCTATGTCGTAACTGCCGCCAGTGCGTTAGACGGAATTTGGTCGATGAGGGCCGACCAAACTGGTATAAACCCACGCATAAGTGATGGCCACTGGCATATAAGTGGTGACGGGGGCAACGTGTGGGACTCGGTGGAGTTTGTCCCGGACACTGAGCAAGACTCAGTAATCAACCTTTCAGTCGTATTCGACGATAGCTCATGGGGTACGCCAGTTAGCGATTATAGTGTGACAAATGTTGGGGGAGGAACCACGACCGTTGGGAGTTGCGACCTCTCTGCGGCACAAGGTAACGCTGGACTATTCGTCAATGATGATACAGGTGTATTCGTAACTGTTGGCGAAGCGTATGAGCTCATTGCGTCTGGGAAGAGAGTCAAGTTCAACAATGTCCCAGTTGGCCAATACTTAACCTCCCCACATACATATAGTCCCAGTGGTGAGGATGTCTACAGTGGTATAGAACTACCGGTCAAATACTTTATGAATGTTGATGGGGCCTACATCACCGACTACACCAACTCGATTGTGCCACTACGCAATAAAGGCGTTCCTCCACTAGGAGTTTCTATAAGAAAGATAGACCAAGGGGACACACTTGGTTACGAGTTTACAATTCAAGGAAAAATACCCCCACTTAACTAAGCAAGGTAAGCCAAGGCTACCTTATAATGTAGTCACCCCAGCGAATATATGACCAATCACTGGGGTGACTATTGCTTTATCAGCATTGGGCCAAATTTTTTATTCTGATTGTTTTTCTGTTATACATATGTTATAGCCTAGCTCTCTTTAAGAGTGAGCCCAGCTAATCCCCGATGGACCGCTAATCCATAGAGGCAAGTAGCAGAGCAAGCCCAGACTGACAGAGCACTGATGGCCTAACGACTAGCACTCGTGATGACCCTTAGCTGGCGAGAAATGTTAAATTTAATTTAGTAAAGGAAACTAATAATGGCTACCATTATTCCGGCATCCAACGGTTATGAACAAACCGTAGTGACCGCTCCTACTGCTCCGTCCACGACTTCGGTTTTCGATTACGAGCTTAATTTCCCGCTCTATCGTGAAATCGTCAAGCGTGACCTAGTAGACGAGCCTACCTTGAAGATGGAACTCAGCTCTGCTCGTTCATTCTTCACCGGTGAAAGCATGATTGATGCTTCTACTCTATTAGCAAACTTAAAGTATGGTCAGGAACTTATCGTCAACATCCGCAAAGACCAGAACCCATTCTCTCTATTCCAGAAAGAAGCTTTGGAATATGCGGCTAACCCTGATGACAGCTGCCACAACCATGTTGTGTTAGACTGTTCTGTTCCTTGTATCAACACTCTTCCGACCTTCGAACAGCTACGCTTCCGCTTCGACTGCGAATACGCGTACGGTGTCCGTATGTGCGACAAGAACAAAGACTTCTGGAACACCGAGTTCTTCACTCGCCAGTATGCTTTGTCTCGCCGTGCTATGGAATTCGGTCGTGAGGTTGACCTTTGGAACAAGGTAGTTGACGGCTTAATCGCTGCTCCTGCTACGACTGTAGACGCTGCTCTTGCTGCTGTCCATCCAACTCACTACTGGGCAAACCAAGGTACTGTAACTGCGAATGCTCGCTGTGTTGTACCTGAGGCTGTCTGGTATCTCAAGCAGAGCTTCAACAACATCAACCCAACAGTGTTCATCACTTCTGAGTTCGCTACTGAGCTTATCCGCTCTGTTGAGACTGTTTACAACCTCAACTTCGCAACCCAGAGAGTCAATACCTTTGAGCAATGGCTATATCCTGGCTATCGCTTGGCTGACCGTGTAAAGGAAATCCTTGGCATCGATGTGCCTGTGGTTGTCCTCGAACGCTCCCCATGGTTGACTGTAGCTGGACAAGGCTCTATGACCACTCAGTATCCTCTATGGTCTGCTGATGGTGAGAAGCAATATGTTGCTATCCTCGACCCACGTGTTGGTTATGACTTCGAGAAAGACGGCTACCACTTGAACATTCGTCCTTACGACTGTGACAAGTTGTATGCTGGTATGATTGATACCGTTTACACTGGTACTGGTATTACCTTCCCAGTCTTTGGACTTATTATCGAGTTCAACAGCTTCGAATACTGCTAATCGTTGCGTCAACAGTGAACAAAAAACCTCCTTCGGGAGGTTTTTTGTAAAAACATATAAAGACATAAAGTTTTATGTTTTTGTAGTATAATATAAAAGGAGATGCTATTGCATATTACCCCCATACCGGTTGCCCTTCAACGGTTTGTGTATAACACATTCAGGGCGCCGGTTCTTTTTTGTGATATAATAAGAGTGGAACAGATGTTAATACATCTCCAAAAATACGATAGGTTCTAAACAACCACCCAGTCGCCAGGATGGTAGCGAATCGCCTATCGTATTTTTTGTGGTATACTAAGTGTGGTAGGTATAAACGGCGGTCCGTTTGCAACTCTCATAAGGTTGCTGTGGCTGGTTCGACACCAGCACCTGCCACCAGCGACTAATG